CTGACATCTTGTGTATTCATATGATGTTTTAGAAATGTGTCTGTCATTGGAAAAACGCCGGTAGATGTTCATTAAGTTGATTAGATTGTGTTTGTTTCACTGATAACACTTCTTCATACAATTCACGCAATTCCCTTTTACGTGTTTCACTAGTGCCAGGCGCAGCAATTTCTGCCTGATAGTTTCTTTGGAATTCTGTAAAGGTGATGCCTAAACCAGACAAGTTGATGCGTGCAGCTAGATTCACAATAAGGTTTGCACCATCAGCATCTTCACCCCTTTGAATGATATCTAATACTTCTGTCATGAAAGCACCTGCATTAAAATCCTGTGACTTCATGGCTTCTGCTAATCTGTTTTCTATGCGCCCATACAAAGCAAGGTTTGCTGAATTGATTGTTGCTTGATCAAGAATAATGTTTGCAGGCATCTTCAATGCACTACGCACCCTACCCATAATTTCTTTGCCTTCTACACTTTGCCTTGCTGCAAGTTTGTCTGACAATATCTGCATATCTTTGTAAGTAAGATCACCTAGTCTGAATGATGTAAGTAGCTTTGCATGTGTTGTAGTCATGAACTGTGGATCATTTTTTATATCCATGTCATATTCTTGGAACACACGCCCATTGCTTTCTAGCGTTTGGAACTTGAAGTTTGTGTCAATTCCATACATGTCAAATGATGGGCCTACCAGATCTTCTAGCATGGCGTTTACTTCCATGCCTTTTGCAGAATCAATTGCCATAATGTTCTGACCAGCTGCCCTAATAAGATTGACCTTGGTCACAGCGTTTATATCATTATCAACAATTAGCTCTATGATTTGTCTGTGATAGAAATCAACACTATTCTTTCTTGTGTTTTCCCTATTTGATTCTACGGCATTTTCTATTTGCAGATCTGCAGCAAGCTGTGTCTTTGCAGCCGCCTTGATATCCACAAGTGCTGCATCATCTTTGCTATAATATTGCAGAATGTTTTGTATGTTTTTAGGTAAAGCAAGGAATGCACTATCTGGCTGTCCATCTGCAGTTGTTTTATACATTGTGCCCTTTTTTAATTCGAACGTAGCATTATCAAGGTTGTTGTAACCAACCACCCGCATTTCATTGCTTCTGCCATAATCAGATATAAACCTAGATACATCGCCTTTAGCAGAATCAAACACAGCAGTATTCCATCTGGTTTCCATCTGCTTGATGTATTCTGGGCTTTTGCCTAATGACTTTGCAGTTGCCTGATGCTGCAGAAGAATCTGATCTAACATAGGCTTGGTTGCTATATTTCTTTTGCGCCCACCTTCATTAAGTGTTGGCTCTGGCCCAGACATGTCTGTGTTGTTAACAACAATGTCATCTGTTGGGCGTGAATATATATTGTTTACTGGGTCAAGTTGATACGGCACACCAACTTCAAACCATGTGCTAACACCATCTAAATCTTGCTGGAAGCCAATTTCAAAAGCAGCAAGCAGCTGGTTTTTGTTTTCTTTATTAAATTTTTTGGTAATTGTTTCTAGTTCGCCATAGGCGTACAAATTCAATTCTGCCCTAAATTTGCGGGCATATGCAGGGTTTACATCATCAAACACCCCAGCATAACCACTTACAATGCTTTCATACTGCGACATCACAACATCTGGCGCATAAGCAGGGTTGTTAGGATCTTTGTCTGCTAATAGCTTAATATCTACAATGGCACGTTTAGCTGCTACTGCTAGATCGTTGTATGTTGTTGTAAGTGCAGAATCCCTAGCCGCCCTGCCAAATGCACTATAGGTATCACCAATAGAACCAAGGGCTGTGCCAATATCTGTCTGTGCGCCTTCTATTGCCTTTGCCCTAGCTGCATCTTTGTCTGCAGTGCCTGTTGGCATAGAAAAGGCATCAGATAGTTGTTTAGCATCTGGTGCATTTGCAGGGCCGTATTCAGCACCTTCTATCTTTGCCTGCCCTTCTGCCAACTTAAAAAAGAATGATGACATTCTGTTTAGTTGTTCAGATAGCGTTTGATAGTAACGCACCTGCTCACGCTGTGCAGATGTATCCATTTCTGGAATATTTAAGCCGCGAAGTTGGCGTCTGTATGTTTGTACACGTTCCGCCATTATGCCATAAATCCTTGTTTGCCACCATAAGATAGACCTGCCTGCCCTACGCCAGCCATTGCAGTACCAAAGGCAGCAAGCCTAGAAGTTTGTTGTATGTTTCTGCCTGCTGTTCTTAGGCTACCAGCGTTATATTCTGCCATCTTGATAGCCATAGTTGCGTTGTCTCTGGCAATAGTGAAATCTTTTACAGCTTCATAATCTGTTTGCCTTATAGCAATATCTGTTGGGCTTCCTGCTTCTGTAAAATTAAAGCCAGATGCACCACCTTTAGCTATGGCAGATGCAACAATCCTACGCCTTTCACGCAGAACCTGGTTGCCCATTTCTTTATAAGCTACAGCATCTTGTCTGCCTTTAATTTCTGCCTGCTTTGCCTGCGCTTCATACTGATAGCGTTGTGCCTTGCCTGCATCCATCTGTGCTTTTGCAGATAATAAAGACCCTGCCACACCCATTGCTGCTAATACTGGTCCGCCCATCTACTAACTCCCTACACTCACAGCATAATCCAAACTAAGAACAGTAAGGAAAACAGGCTGTGTCATTGTGATTCTGATTGTTGCTTCTAGGCTATACCCAGTAAAGCCCTGCACTTTTTTGACCCCAGTAAAAGTTGGAACACCACCTGCACCAGATGCAGGCAATGATTGCAGGTTGACTGTGTTGCCATTGATGGCAATGTTCTGTGATCGGTATAAAACAGGGTTTGCTTCTACAACACGCTTTTGTTTGCTTACAACATTCCCTGTAGGTAGCTGTAGTTCTATAGGCATAGTTTCTACAATTACATCATAATCAAGTCCTGCTTCCACATAACTTGAAGCTGTAGAAGCAACTGACACAATCCCACCTGCCACTGTTACAGAAGGATCAACAATATCATCCCTAATTACTGCAACTGTTTTTCCTTCAAGATGGGAATGACCTGCATAAGTAGTCATGCCAAATGCAGCATTTGACTGCACACCACTATCTGTTGTCATGTCATCATCAAAGACTTCTACATAATATTTAGCAGACCCACCTATTGTTCTTTTGACCACAACATAGATTGTGTCCAGATCTACTGCTACATCTACAAAGTCACCATCTGTTTTAAGAAAACTAGGTGCAACAACATTCTGTTGCTTGTTTAGCATGAAAGCAGCAATACCCCCTGTAAAGCCCGTAGAAGCCGCTCTATAGCCAGTTGAGCTGTCACCATTAACAATTAGCAACAGATCCCCTTCTGTGGTGTCTGTGGCGCTTCTAAGTGCCATACGCTTGGGATCTACAAGCAAATGTGATGACAATAGTGATATGTTCTGTGAAACATATGATAGTTCCACATCACTAAATGACATTTCACGCAAGGTTTTGCCTTGCCTTTGTATAAACAAAGTGCCTGTTTCCTGTTGGATTGGCTTAATGTTTTCTTTTGCACCACGCTTTGTTGCAGATCTAATAACAGTGTTTAGTGGTGTAATAGGATCTAAGTCTGATTGTGGCAGAAAGAATTCACCACCTGTAGTAAATACCTGCAAGTCCCTGCCAGACTGTATCCCAGTAATTGTATTTAGCCTATCTGTCTGAAGTGATACTTTAATGGCATCATCATCTAGTCCTTCTGCCTGCCTAAAGTTAAAAAACTGCCCTACCTTAGATGCAAACAAAGTTGTGGGCAGGCTATAACTACCGCCGAACCAAAGCCGCCCTTCATGAAAAGTAACTGTTGCGGGCCACCCTTTAGATGTAGACCATGCATCTTCAAAGCCTCTGTCAAAGAACCAGTCATTAGCTGCTATCTGTTCATCATCAAAGAAAGGTACTTCTGCAATAACGTCTACTTCTGTAGCACTAACAAACTTAACAATTCTTGCTCTACCAAAACCGTTGTCTGCTTCTATAAACTGATCGACATCTGATGAAGCAAACAAGGAAGAAGCTGCTGTAACAGTAACTGCATCATCTGTGCCATCTGGGGTGATAGCCACAGTTCCATTCGCAGTTGTCTGTGTAAATTGATGCTTTGGAACAGTAAGGCTAAGTGCTGTAGCTGTCCATGTGCTGTTTGTTGCACCGCGTTTTAATTGGAATGGTGCAAAGTGTGGATGAACAAGTATAAGTGTGTCTGCACTTTGTGCAAAGTTTAACTTGTTAATATCAAAATTAGTTACACCTGTTAGTGTGCCAACACTATAATCTACGTAAGCATTGCCAGATCCATTGATATTGCCAACCAAAGACTGGTTATTATAAATTTCAAATCTTATTGTGCTTGTAGTATTATGGGCAATGGCATGAATCATGAACGTTTGTTCAGTATTGAATTCAAATGGTATAAGCATTGACCCATTGGCAGCATTGTTTCCTGTTGAATCATTAATAAACTTCAAGCCAGGTCTGCGGCTAAAGCCACCCTGTGGCTCAAAGATAACATTCTGTGCTTGCTGTACACCTGCATAGTATTGGTTGATGTCAATCCGCCCACGCAATAAGGGATCTATTTCCCCTATGGCAAAGCTAGATTGATAGCGCTGTACTACACTCATGCCCTAATATCTGTTAGCATATACTGCCCAATCACCTGTGGCGATTGCCCACCAGCATCAATGTTAACAGCCTGTCTAAAATAGCCCCCACGCCCAGATTCAGCTTCTGTGCCAATAGCTACAGTGCGCCAATATTGTGCCTTGGTTGTTTGATCTGTAATGACTTCTGCCAAATGCCAAGCTAGTTGATAGGCTAGTAACTGCACAAAATATGTTGGCATAGAGCCTTCTGCTATAAGTTTCTGATAATCAATATGTACTTCTGTAAGGTCTGTCATTAGGACTTGGTAGCCACCTGTAGCTTGCGCCATTTCCCAATTACCTACCTGTAACACACCGCCAGGATCAGAAGATGCCCTTACAGCACGTGGCACAAGGTTTACCATGTCATTAGGTAGAAGATATTGATACGTCCATTCACTAGCCGGGGTGTGGCTATCACGGACTAATGTTGCTTTCTTTGTTGTAAAACTCCAAGGATACATGCCAAAGCAAAGTGATTTGACTTCCTTGTATATCTGGTCACAAGCATTAGCTGCAGGCGATCCATCAGAAAAAGATGTGATCGTAGAAGCACCCAAGTAGGTAAGTGCCTTATTACATATCTTAACGTCTGTATCGCCTGCTGCCATGTTATCACCTAGTCAGAATCAGTCTGAGCTATGGTTGTACCATCACTTATATCCACGACCCCTGATGCATTTGAAACAACAGTGTGGATTGATGATGCTAATGTACCACCAGTGCTTGTGACAGAAATGATGACATCACCCACAGCAACGTGTGTGCTTACATCATTAAAGTATCCTGCACCATCAATTGTGCCAACAGCATCTGTTGTGGTGTAGGTAAATAGCTGTGGAGCAGTACCTTTTTTGGACTGACCACCAATGGGATTCCACCCATCCATATCAAAAGCCATTGTGTACCTCCTTAGCTTTCGTCACAGGTTACATCAACGATACCAGCAGTATCGATTGCAACTGCGCCCATAGACAACTTCGCTGTGACAAGGAAGCTAGTCTTTTCCGCGACGTAGTTGATTTCTGTTGATGGGGCCATTGCTACCGCACAACCAATTGCAGACTTGTGGAATGCAAAACATGTACGATCATTTGATGACAATGGCAGACCACCTTCATCCCTGTCTCCAATAACGTGGAATTGGAAGCCGAGGTATGAATTGATCTCACCAGACACGAGGGCACGAATGCTGTTAAAATCCGCACTAATTGCCCGCTCATCACCCAACAAACCAGAAAGGTTGTTAGCGTGAATCACAAAGTGACGATCAGTTGGTGGAACATTTCCTGCATCCAATGCTTTCTTAGCTGCCAGAATCTTACCTACATTAAGGTTAGAAGCAGCTGCTGAACCAGAAGTCACCACAGTCTTAGCAACTGTTGTGCCTGCTGATGCAGTGTTGATAGCATCAATAATGATCTGATCTTGACGTCTGCCAATAGCAGAACCAACCACTTGGGCGAGTTCACGGCGTTCATCAAAATTGATCTTAGTTTGCAGAAAAATGTCGGAATATTCTGATGCAGAATAGTCAGACATCGAAACGTTCACGGAAGTGAA